TTGGGATTGACATTGAATACACTTTTCTTGGCAACAAAGAACTTGCCGTCACTTGGGTCTATACCAGCAAACACTGCCGGTGCACCATCCCATTTGACTGTCATATTCACAGATGAACGACTTGCACCAGCCATCATGTCTCTGAGTGAACGTAGAAAGTTGATGGCAGCACGACCACCTGTCACACCATAGTTGAGTATCTCATCTTCTAGGTGTTCCAAGTGAAGATTCTTGCCACCCTTGTCTTCGTTCAATATTTCAAAAAAAGATTTCATTCGAGTATTTATAAATCATAAATATAGTATGGAAAAACCATCATGTTGCACTGGCCTCTGTTCGCAACTTGTTGCCGCATATAGTCAGGTAAGGATAACATGCCCCACCTCGAAATGTAACTTATCAGAAAATGTAGCTTGTCTAAAATGCAATAGAACCTTAGAGATGATCATCGAATCAGGTTATACATTGAACCCATCATATCCAAATGATGATTTATCAAAGACAGGTACATCATCATCTTGACCTGAATCAGCCAAGTCCTCTTGTTCACTTTGACTGATATCAAATAGTTTCATCTTTGCCCTGTCTATACCAATCACGAATCGTTTGTTTATGGTTGGATCATTATACCTGTTCTTCAGTTGTTTGACTGCAATCTGATTCAACTCTTCTAGTTCTTCATTGGAGATGAGTGCAAACATCAAGTCAGCAGTTGCAGGCAGACCAAAACTCTCTGATGTGTCTTCTAGTCCAATATCACTATTGGAGTATCCTGATCTGGTTGTTTGTGTGGCAGACATGATAGGCACATTGACTTCAACCGCAAGGCCACGCAACTCTTCTGCAATCGCCTTGATATACATGTAAGAGTTGACATTACCATTTGCCTTGAATCGTGATGATGCACAGATATTCAGATAATCAATAAAAATAATGTCCGGTTTGAAGGATTTCTTGACTGCCAGTTCTTTGATTAATCCACGGAAATGATTACTATGAGCAGAGGCAGTTGGATACTCTTTGATAACCAGTTGTCCTGTAGTATTCTGTATGATGTTGTTTATCTTGGTGTCATACATCTGCTTGGGTAGTTCATGCAAATCATCAATAGAGATGTTCATTAGGTTTGCATCAATACGTTCTGCAATGCGTTCTTCTGCCATCTCTAGTGTGATATACAGAACACTTCTGCCCTGACTTAAGCAGTTGGCCGCCATATGACACATGAACAGAGATTTACCGACACCAGTGCCAGCAAGTGCAATGTTCAGTGTTTTCTGTGGTAGACCACCTTTAGTGATTTTGTTGAAGAACTCCAAGTCAAATGGAATCTTCTCCTCTACTTTATGGTAGAATTCAAACCGCTCATCAGTGTCAGAAAGGTAATCATGGCCAACCCGATTGTCAAAACCAACAGCCAGGGCATCTGTGAGAATACTAGGTATAGCATCAGCGCCTCGTGATTTATCTTTTCCATCAATGATTTTAATGCCGTCAACAATCGCATTATACACCGCCTTTTCTTTACAAAACTGCTCAGTTGTTTCTACTAACCAGTCAAAATTTACGTCATCGTCTTTCTTTAGACTCCGAACTACTTCTATGACTCTCTTGAAATCATCCTCATTCAAATCTTTGCGACTGTCCAGCTCAACCTCGATTGAGTTCTTGTTGGGCAGCGCATTATACTTCTCTACAAACTTCTGTATCTCTTCAAACAATATGCGCTCAGTCCTATCAGAGAAATAGTCACCTTTGATAAAAGGCAATACTTTACGTGCATATTGTTCATTGTGTATTAGGTTTGCAAGTGCTGTCTGTTCAATCGTTGTCATTCAGTGCCTCTTTGTCTATGATATCAACCAAAATGTCACCAATCAGATTTTTGAAATCGTCTCTGAAATATTCTTCTTTGTGACCATTGCTATCTACTATATCATATTCAAATTGGAAGTTCAAGGTGCCATCGGGATTTTCTTTCTCTGCAACACCCACTCGGCCATATTTGTATATCACACCTTGATATCGTCCAGCCTCTGGTGTTAGTCCAATGAATGTTTGATCGTCATACTCATCATCACCAATCTTTCTCACAACATACTTATATTTTTCACTAATGTCAGATGCCATTAATATACCACTCCAAATAATGTTCTTCGTTCAAAATCACATAACCATTCGAATCACCATATGTCTTGATATGGCAATATATCTTTTCCGGTGCATATTGATCAACTTTCTCTGCCCACCACTCAACAGGTTTTCTTGTCACATGAGCATTTGAACCATCGCTAAGAACTGCACTGGATTCATTATTTGCAATACCAAGATACACAAACCGTTCCGCCCGAGAGAATATCTGTTCAATAATCTCTGGCAGTTGTTCTTCGGGTATGTGTTCCATCACATCCGTAGATATTACACCGTGAAAGGTTCCTGATGGTAACTCTGAATATTCTGGTATGGCAGGATCATAAAGAGTTGGCTTTGGCCAACCCCAATCATTTTCTGTATAGACTTCTGCTTTACCACAACCAAAATCAAGCAGTGTCTCTGTTTCTGTGTCTTTGATTAGATCGTCTATGTGAAGGTGGTGAAATTTCATGGCTCCACCATTACCATAATCATTTATATCTCTATGGAATTTTTTATATTCCTCAATCCACCAATTACTCATCTTCTTTACAAATCTCCTCACCTTTAAATAATCTATGTGTTCTACAATCTTTATTCTTTATTGCTGACAAAGTATTATCAATAAATCCTTTTCCTGTAGTTATACTGGCAGCAGTATTAACACCAGTGTAAATCATTGCCGCAGTTGTAGAGCAGCCACTAACGGCGACTATTAACATACTGATTAATAGTATTTTCATGAATCAGTTCCGGTTTTCTCTTTACTAGTTCAATGTAATTATCAAGATGCCCTTGAATTATGGCATCCTTTGATTGTCCATGATAACCAACTGCATAGTTGTTTTCGATTAGAAAATCATTGATGGTTGTTTCTCTATCTTGTTTTGGGTCGAATATGATAAACTTACCAAGAGTTCTACCAAATTTGCCTGCTTTGTCTTTAAGTGTCTCAAGAGTCTGTCTCGATCCTACTGGTAAAAAACTCTCTACAACTCTTGAGGCCTCTTTACCAAAGATCTTCTCTATATGATCTCTTGTTCTACTCTCTGGTGTATCAACACCATATAGACGCACACGCTCATTTAGTTTCCAAGTATCAAAACCCAAATCAATATCTACATCAACTGTGTCACCATCAACAACTTTTCTGATTATGCAACTATATTGATACACCGTTTTCTCCTAGAATCCTATACTCTCACCACAACCACATGTTGTTTTGACATTAGGATTTTCTATCACAAACGACTGTGAAAAGACATCGTTTTTAAAGTCCAAAGTAGAGCCTTCCAAATAAGTCATACTGAAAGGGTCTACCACCACTTTATTTCCTATGTGTATGTCACCTTCTTCAACATCTGTTATGTCAAAGTTATACTTGAAACCAGTGCAACCGCCGCCCTGTATCTCTATGCGAAATACAGAATCAAAGGTAAGTATGTCATCTATTCTTTTTTGTGCTGTTTGTGTTACGTTCATTTTTCTACCAAGTTATAATATTGTATCAAAAATGAATGTGAACTGTCAAGGGTTAAAATCCCTTTGGTGCTTTTGTGATGCCTCTACGTTTCATTTCCATATCAACCCACTGTTTTGCACTGTGGTTTTTGACCTTCTTACCAAGCAACTTACGAACTTCTTTGAAAACAGAAGTCAGCACATCTTCTTGTGCGTCATTGTTATCTACAATGATGAAATTACCCTTGAAGAAATTTTGAAACTTACCGATATTGTTTTGCACTTCGTTCCAAGACTTGACCACTAATGGTTCAGGAACAGTTCTAGCTCTTTTCTGATTTCTTTCAAGTGCAACATCAAGAGAAGTGTTCACAAATAACATATGCGTGTCATAACCAAGCTCTTGAAGAGCTGCAGCTTGTCTTGTGAGTTTTTCATAGTCCTTACCCGTGCCGTCAATGATAAGTCCAATGCGACCTTCTAGGTAATTGTCTTGTCGTGTTTTGGTGATTGCTTTTGCTCGGGCCCGAACAACGTCTCTTTCTGCTTCTTCTTCTGGCGGCATCTTCATAGACAACCCTGCTTTGGTAAGCAGGGCTTCAAATGCGTCATCAGAGTTTACAGTTCTGAGGCCAGAACCACCTAAAGTTTTTCCGGCAACGTAAGACTTTCCACTACCTGGACCACCAGCAAGAAAGAATGCCTTAAATATATTGGGGTCGTTGAGACCCTCTTTTAATTCTCTGAACGTCTTCATTACGTGTTCTCCCTATTAACTCTAATTCATATTTATGGTTTTCTGAAATTGGCTCTATTTTTTCAACCCTTCTTTCTTGTCTCTGAAAATTCTGCATTTTTAAAAGTCGGTTACGTGATTTTTTCATTTTTTCTTCCTTATGAAGTGATAGTTTGTGTTTTGAGTTAATGGGTTTTTTTATGGGTTTTCTCCTCTAAGTTTTTAACCACATATAATTGATATAAGGATTTTTGTATAATGGTTATTTTATCGTGAAATATATTAGTAAATGCGTCAATAGCCATTTTTGGTTTTTTCTCTAAAGGTAATTTTTTTACTACAGGCCATAAGTAATCATCAAAAATTATAATTCCTCCTGGTCTACATAATTTAAAAGCAAAACAAGCGTCAAAAATAACATCATCTGCTGTATGTGAACCATCCACATATACTAAATCAAAATAGTTCTCTTTATTATTGACTAACAATTCGGCCATAATTTTATGAGAGTGACCTTTTTTCTTTTGAAAAGAAATTTTATCAAACGACTTCATAAGACACTTGTTTATATTCTCATCGAACCTTTTTTCAACTTCTTCCCAGGGCCATAAATCAACGCAAATTAATTCTGAATTCTCTTTCTTTGATATTTTGTCAATCAAATAACACGCCGAAGCTCCTTCGAAAGAGCCTATTTCTAAGACTTTACTAGGATTCAAGTCGTTTATTAGAGAATCCCAAATATATTTGTGATAATTAAACCAATCGTTAGTAAAATTATACATTTATGATGAATACTTCTTGCTAGTAAGGTATCTCTTTAGAGATCCTACAGTGATGGGTCCATTATCAGCAGGGCGATATGCTTTGTTAATTCTCCATGCTTCTGAACCCACTTTATAAACAACTGTGTCATCTGATCTGTGTGCAAAAGATGGCGCAGCGCCATACACGGATAGAGAGCCAACTCCACCGCCTTTATAACTTTTTAAATAATCACTGTATACATCAACTTGTTGAGCAGGAGTCATTCTTGCAATTTCCTCTACTGATGTACCAAGACCTTTTGCTGTGCCTCTCGTAAATTGAAACAATCCCACCGTGCCAGAAGTCTTATTGCGTATCGTGTGGTCACCACGACTTTCTCCATAAATCACACGATAAAATTCTGCCTTTTCAACTTGTGGACGTTTCTTCTTGAGCCTTCTCCATGCTGCTTGGAACTCAGGATCATTTTCAAACTTTTCAATCATCTCTCTTTGACTTTTAGATGGAG